TCTCTTGTGGGCAAGTTCTGCGGTTGTGTTCGACAATCGCCTCCTGATGACCTGCCAGCCTCGGTACAATGCCGAGGGTGTCATTCACAAGGCGTTGGCTGTCTTGGACTTCGACCTGATTACGTCGATGCGGAAAAAGTTTCCGCCTGCGTGGTCGGGAATCTGGACCGGACTTGATGTGCTTCAGATCGTCAAGACTGAGAACGCTTACGGCGATCAGTGTTTCTGCATCGCTCGCGGATCGGATGACTCGATTCAAATCTGGGAAGTCACCAAGGCGGACAAGTTCGATAACAATATCCCGGATGGCAAGAAGGAGATTGAGTGGCAGGTGCAGACTCGCGCCTACAACTTCGAAGTTCCGTTTGGATTGAAGCGACTGGATTCGGGCGACTTGTTCATCGACTCGCTTGAGGGTGATGTCTCCTTTAGCGTCACCTATCGGCCTGATCAGTATCCTGGCTGGATTGAGTGGACTGACTTTTCTGAGTGCGCGACGACGACGCAGTGTTTCGATCTTTGCCCGATTCAAAACTTCAAGCCGCAGTATCGTCCGAAGATGCGTTTTCCGACGCCTTCAGATGCTCCGTGCAACGAGACGATCAGCACTCCGGCTCGGAATCTTTACGAGGTTCAGGTTGCGATGAACATCATCGGATACTGCCGCATCAAGAGTCTTCGAGTTCACGCTTACGATATTCAGGAGCCGAGTGTTGGGGATTGCCGGACGGTGTTCCCTGCATGCACGCCGATCAGTGCGTGCGACATCAACCCGCTGACTTACACGTCGGAATCTGTCAACCCATAGAAACAGAATGCCAAACCTTACGCTCATCACGCTGACGCCCCCGAGTTTGCCGGTCGGGTATTGTCCGACCAACTACCAACAGTTGGCCAACGATGTCATCAGCGGCACTCAGGCGACGTTCAATAGTTCGATTGGAAACTCGTTCTTCAACTTCGGTGCATCTGTTCCGGCGCTAAACAATCAGGTTTACCCGTGGCTGGATAACAACGGCAACTGGTGGGTTTTTCAGGGGGGTTATTGGGCGAGGCAAAACCCTGTTGCCGCAGGTGGAAGCGAGCGTCGCATCTTCGTGGGAACAAGTGCTGATGTCCTTTCATACGACGGCGGTGACGGAACCGTTTATTCCGGCAATCCTTACGCCGGTTCGATGTGGGAAATTGACACAGCTTTCGAAGCTCGATTCCCGGTTGGAGTTGGCACGTTCGCGGCGAGTGGAGTTGTTAGCGTCAATGGAACAACCACATCGACCGCTGTTGCTGGTGAGGACAAGCACACGCTTGTCACCTCCGAGATGCCGTCGCATACGCATCAGATTCTCGACCAGTACATCAACCTTACTCAGCGCGGATCGGCTGATACGAGTGTGTTCAGCGCGACGAATCGCTCGGAAGGAGTGGCCAACCTGTTGCCGACCACTTCGGTTGGAGGCGACGCAGCCCACAACAATCTTCCGCCGTTCTATGGTGTTTACTTCATCAAGCGAACCAGCCGAGTCTACTACACCAAATGAAGCTGATCGTCCAAGATATCAGGTCAACGATTGCTCGGGCTATCGGCGTTTGCGTCGATGACGCTCGCGTTTACGAGTACATCAATCAGGCGTGCCGACGACTGCTTCACAAGGGTTTGTGGGCTGGCGCGTACGGACGCTTCACGATTCACACGGTCGGAGGCTGCATCACTTGGCCGCGTCAGATCGAGACGATTGAAGCCATCGCAGATTGCTGCGGAGTTGGAACGGTTCGCAATCAATGGTTTGAGTTTCAGGAAACCGGATACGGACTTCTCAATGGAAACCAAGTGTGCGTTGGTAAGCAGCTTGTTGACCGTGGTACCGTGGTTTCTTACCGCGACATGTCTGGCGGTACTAACAGTTATCTTCGAGTCTACCCTGGCGACGCTTCAGATGTCGGCAAAACCATCACGCTGCAAGGTGTTGATCAAAACGGTCAATGGATTCGAACGCAATCCGGAGGCGTCTGGATCGACGGTGAAAAGCTAACGCTTGCTTTGCCGTACACTCAATCGACCAAGAAGTTCACCACTCTGACCGGCGTCATCCGCGAAGCCACGAATACGGCAAGCCGTTTGTACGAGTACGATGCGACGACGCTGCTAGAGTTGGATCTGGCAGTTTACGACCCTGATGAAACTCTGCCGCAGTATCGTCGCAGTTACCTCGCTGATCGTTGCAACAACGAGGAGGACAAGCCGGTAACGGTGATGGCGAAGATGCGCCACATCAACGCGACGAGCGTGAATGACTACCTTATTCCTCCTTGTCCAGACGCCATCAAGCTGATGGTCATGGCGATTCGCAAGGAGGAGAACGATTTGATTCAGGAAGCAGTGGCCTACGAAGCCAAAGCTGTTCAAGCTGTGCAGGAGCAGACGATGCAGTATTTGGGTGACGCTGTGGCAACCATCCGAATGGTGGGCGTCGGATTGAACGGCGGTGGATTTTCTCAATGGTTCTGATAAAGGATAATTTATGGCATTAGGTGCAGCAATTCTTGGAGCGGCGGGAATCTCCGCTGCCGGTAGTTTGCTCGGTGGGCTTTTCGGCGGACGCAAGCCGAAGGTGCCTGAGCTGAAGCCGATCAACTTCGAGCAGGAGCAGGCCAACGCTATCCGGCAAAACATTGCCGCGCTTGAGCCTGCCACCAAACTGGCGGAAAAGACGACATCCGCCGAACAGTCATTGCTTGAAACTCAGCTTCGCCGTGCGATTCCTGGCTATGACCAGTTGATTCAACAGGCTGGAAAGACTATTGGCTCAAGATTGCGTGGCGAGGTTGATCAAGATGTTCAATCGCAGCTTCAACGAGCTGTCGCTGGTCGGGCGGTTGGTGGAGGGTTTAAAGATGCGTCAGGCATTCGAACAAATTTGCTCGCTCGCGACTTTGGTCTGACAGCGATGCAGATTCAGAATCAGGGTCTTGCTCAAGCTCAGAACTTCATCCAGCAGCAGCGAGCATTTGGAATGGCCCAGCCGTTCTCGGTGAGCAGCATGTTCATCACACCCGCTCAACGGATCGGCGCGATTCAAGAACAGCAGGCCAGAATGTACGGGCGTGATTTGACTGCCGCTCAGGTTGCTGCTGCTCCGTCGCCGTTCCAGCAAGCCATCGGAAGCACATTGAGCAACGTCGGAAACATCGCTGGAGGCGCTCTGATGCAGTATGGCCTGTACAAGGCAATGCTTCCGACTGCTGGCGGAGCTGGAGTTCCTGGAACTTCACCAAGTTCTGGATACGGGTTTGAAAATTCAGGATCAATAAGTGGTGGAGCAATCGATTACAGCACCGGAGAAATGCCGATGTCACCAGGAACGCCATACACCAACCCGATGTCTCCGGCGACTCTGTACGCTGTTCCCCCTTCTTCCTTCTACCCTGGAATTCGCTAATCTTATGGCCGACCAATCTCTCCAAGCATTTCAGCTAGGTGCAAACCTGTTCGACCGCGCGCAAACTCAGGCGCGGATGATGGAGCAGTTTCAGCAGCAGACTGCCGAGTCTTTGCTCCAGCGCCAAGGAATGGAGCTTCAGAACAAGATTCGAGACATGACTCTTGCTGATGCGATTGGTGAACAGAAAGCACAGGTTGAGGAATTCAATGCGTTTTCTGACCTCAGCAAGCAGGTCGGAGACTATCTCGACAACCCTACTCCTGATTCCAAGTTTCCATTAATTCCAGCTTTCAAATCAAAGCAGTACCGCGTCGAAGCTGACCGGATGCTCAACAATTTGGAAAAGTACTCGCAAAGAGCGATGCTTTTGAAGGCTAGAGACAACGCGGCCAACAGTGCTGCCAGCAAGCAGGCTCAGCTTCTCAACAAGGCCGCTGAAATTGGCGCTGTTGTTCTTGATCAGAACGGAAATCCGCAGATTGACTGGAATGAGTACAATGCCAGAACTACCGCAAAATTTCAGGCAGACATTGGAAGTAAACAAGCAACCGCACAAGCCACGCTTGATCGAGTCGGTATCGCACAAGCAAATCTTGAGCGTTTGATTGCAGAAGGTAAAAATCGTTCAGAGATTCAAAACGCTACGCTCGCTTTACGCGAGGAAATTGGCAGGGCGAATCTGGCTTTACGCGAAGAGCTTGGTCGTGGCCAACTTCAACAGGGCGAGCAGCGTTTGAAACTTAGCGAAGAGCTTGGTCGTGGTCGTCTTGCTCAGGGTGCTGAAAGAATCGACATAGCCCGTGAAAAGGCCGAGTCGGCAAAGACATCATCGTTGAAGCCAACGAAGTTGGATCTTGATGAGCTTGAATTTTCTGAGGCGGTATTGAACGGAATCAAGCCGATGGAACCGTATCTGGCCGAGGATTTGTACGGTCCGACGTTCAATATAAGGGTCAAGGCTGGCGAGGCTATTGGATCGTTTGGACCAGAAAGACAAGTGAACCAACTTTACGAGAACATGAGCAGCGGTGCTATGTTTAAGCGAGGCGGCAAGTCTCTCACAAAGTCTGAGACGACGAGGATTACCTCTTCCATCGGTAAACCGACAGACACAGGGTTTTCTGAGCGAGTTCAAACCTTCAAGGAATTGACCGCTCGCTCGATCAAAGATCGTGTCGAGAAGCTGAGGATGCAGGGAATTGACAACAATCCTCAATACTCTGCTTACATCAACGAACTTGAACGTAGGGCGGATGAGATTTTAGGTGTTGAGACAGCCCCTCAACAACAGTCTGAAATTCGGTCGTTTAACTCAATCCAAGAAGCTCAGTCGGCAAATCTTCCAGTTGGAACTAGAATCTCAGTCGGTGGAAGACCTGCAACCATCAAGTAAACACAAACATGGCTGAAATTGTTTTTGACGACGAAGTTCAGGTAGCTCAGCAGCAACCTTCCGCATTGTCTACGCCGCAAGCCCCTCCGATGCGGAAGC